AATGCCAAAATGATGTTAGGGCAAGCTCGTGAAAAATTCCCCGCAATTGCCGGTCCACAAGGTAGCAGTGGTTTAAATGGTGCTACACTAAAGGCTGAAGCCAAAGCCGAAATGGACCAATTAGAACAAGATCTAATCAACTACAAAGAAGGTTCTACTCCATTAACTTGGGTAACTGGTTAAAATACCTGTTGACACTTGTAATAAAACTGTTATATACTTGAGCTAATATTAGGGGGCTCTATGATTATTGGTGTGTGCGGATTTATTGGTTCAGGCAAAGATACTATTGCAGATTATCTTACTAACTTTCATGGTTTTAGACGAGAAAGTTTTGCCAACAGTCTCAAAGATGCAGTTAGTTTAGTGTTTGGGTGGGACAGAACCATGTTAGAAGGCCGCACTAAACAAGCTCGTGAATGGCGTGAACAAATTGATCCTTGGTGGGCAGAGCGCTTAAACATGCCAGAATTAACTCCTCGCTGGGTCTTACAATATTGGGGTACAGAAGTTTGTCGTAAAGGCTTCAACGATGATATCTGGATTGCCGCATTAGAAAATAAACTGCGTAACAGCACTGACAATATTGTTATCAGTGATTGCCGATTCCCTAATGAAATTAAATCAATCAAAGACGCTGGCGGCATTGTTATCCGTGTCAAGCGTGGTCCTGAACCTGACTGGTATCAAGATGCAATAGACATGAATTCCGGAGACCATCATATAAATTGGATGTTGGCCAAGACTAGGATGGACAAACTAAAAATTCATGCCAGCGAAACTGCATGGGTTGGTACTAAGTTTGATTATGTATTTGAAAATGATGGCACCATTGATGAGCTGTTTAACCAAGTTAGAAATCTGGTCGTAGATCCCCTTGACGCCAGCGAACGCCCTCTTTATGTAGGACTCGTTGACAATTTGCACACACAGTCTTGAGATTACTGAATCGGTTATTTGTTAAATCTCCATCCACATAAAACACATTAAACTGTTCAGGATACTTAGAAGTGAAATTACACTTCTCACATACTGACTTTTTCTTGTAACCATATAAGGCCCATAGTGGCCTTTCACCTTTTCTGCCTTTACTACAGTGGTCACATTTTGACCTATAATAGGGCTTGCCTTCTTTATAGTAGTTAACAGCAACAGGTTTGACCCCACATTGTTTGCAAAGATTCCTCATACACCGCCCTTTTAACGCCCTTTTCAATAGGTATTTAACCTCTAATTTTTTGGATTGTAAGCTAAATAAAACAAAGTAATCCACTAAGGAGTTTTGAAGATGGCACAAACATTACAATCACCAGGCGTTAGCGTATCAGTTATAGACCAAAGTTTCTATGCGCCAGCCGCGCCAGGAACAGTTCCACTGATTTTTGTAGCGACAGAAGAAAATAAAACAAATGCTAGCGGCACAGGAATTGCACAAGGCACAACACAAGCAAACGCAGGCACTGTCTGGGTTATCACTAGTCAACGTGATTTAGTGGACACATTTGGAACTCCACATTTCCAAACAGCATCTGGTTCCCCAGTAAATGCTAGCGAAATTAACGAATATGGATTACAAGCCGCATACAGCGTATTGGGTGCAAGCAGCCAAGCGTACATTGTTCGTGCTGATATTGACCTAGCACAAATTGCTGGTTCAACAGCTATTCCACAAGGTACTCCACCAGGAGGCACAGTTTGGTTAGATACCGCAGATAGCACCTTTGGCGTTAACGTTTGGAGTGCAACTGCTAACAACGGACTAGGTGCATTTTCACAAGTAACTCCACTGATCATTGATGATACAAATTACGACACAGTATTTTCCGGTGGTCTACCTTTAAGTTCTTTTGGTTCTGTTGGAAGCATTGCAATTGTTCTTCCAGGACAAAGCGCTTTAGATGCAGACACAAATGGATTGTATTACAAGTCAGCAACAGCAGGTTGGGTAAGAGTACAATCGACTTTTGATACTAACAAACAATTTGTTATTGGACCAAACTATGCATATCCAGATTTTACATCTGCTACAGGAAGCAACGCTCCATCAGGTAGTATTTGGGTATGTACCAACGAAGTCAGTAACGGTTCAATTTGGGACGTAAAATATTACAACAGCAATACTGCATCATGGACCAGTGTTAATGCTCCATTGTATGCAGGTAAGCAAGATGCTATTGCTAATTTAGACAGCACAACAGGTGGTTTAGGAATTGCATTAAACAGTATCTTTATTGATACAGATATTGACAATTTAGGTATTGCTGATTTTAAAGCATACTACCGTGGTAATGTAGGTGCTACAACACTATCGCTAACCAGTGCAACTACTGTTAACATTGGCGGTACATTTAATTTAAGAGAAACATTGTCAAGTGGACAATGGAACTCAAGTGCAACAATTCACGTTAGCCCAGGTGGGTACCTTGGTCAAGCAATTGCGGCAGCTATCAACACTAGCACAAGTGTAGTAAATGTAAGTGCTACATGGAATGCTTCAAACAACCAATTGGTTATCAGTCACAAATTAGGTGGTGAAATTGAATTGGTAGATGGTTTACACGGTCCGTTAAACGGCATTGGTGTTAACGCAGGTGCTGTTGGCACTGTGGCTAATTTACAACTTGCTCCAGCAGGTGATATTGGTTATAGTTTTGAAGTAAGCAACTGGACTCCATTAACTTATTACTCACAAGCAACTGCACCAGGTGTTGCACCAATGAATGGTACTAACTGGTTCAACAGTTACATCGGTGATGTTGATGTTATGTACAACAACGGAACACAATGGGTTGGTTATCAAAATGCGTTCCCAAGTACTGATCCAATGGGTCCACTAGTAAGCGCAAGCGCTCCATTAACACAGTCTGATGGTACAGCTTTAGTTACTGGTGATATTTGGATTGAAAGTGCATCTAGTAGCAACTACGGACAAGTGATTTATGTTTACAATTCCTTAGTTGGAACAGGTGTTAACGGTTGGGTATTACAAAATACCGCTGACCATATAAGTCCAAATGGTTGGTTGTTTGCTGACGCTCGTTGGAGCAACACTGGTACTACCAGCATGCAAACATTGACCCCAATTACAACATTGTTGACTAGCAACTACATAGATCCAGATGCACCAAGTGCAAAATTGTATCCACGTGGCACACGTTTATTCAACACACGTCGTAGTAGCAACAACGTTAAGATGTATAACGCAGGTTACATTAACTTGAACGGTGTAAATTCTAACGTTGGTAATGAATCACAAGCCAGCTACTATCCAGATCGTTGGGTTACAGCAAGTCCTAACAATGCTAAAGGTCAAGGACAATTTGGTACACTAGCTCAACGTAGTGTGGTAGTTGAAGCCTTAGCGGCTCTTATCAATACCAGCACAGCAGTTAGAGATACTGATACATTGAATTATAATTTGATTGCTTGCCCAGGATATACTGAAGTATTGAGCGAGATGGTTAACTTAAATGCTGACATTGGTCAATTAGCATTGGTAGTGGGTGATACTCCAATGAAGTTGGCTGCTGATGCTACTACATTAAGCAACTGGGGTAAAAATACTGCCAACGCAAGCACAGATGGTGCTGATGGTATCATAACAAGTGATCCATATACTGCGGTATACTATCCAAGTGGTCAAACAACTGATAATCTTGGTAACAACATTGTTGTTCCTCCAAGCCACATGATGTTGCATACCATTATCAACAGCGACAACGTAAGTTATCCATGGTTTGCTCCAGCTGGAACACGTCGTGGTGTTGTTACCAATGCAAGCAGTGTTGGTTACGTTGATGCGTCAGGCAATTTTGTAACAACATCATTGTATGAAAATCTACGCAACGTATTGTCAGCAGTTCAAATTAACCCAATTGCTACTCTTCCAGGTGCTGGATTAGTTGCTATGGGACAATATACAAAGACTTCAGTTTCCTCAGCACTTAACCGTGTTAACGTAGCTAGATTAGTTACATACATACGTCGTCAATTAAGTGTGTTGGCTAAACCGTTCTTGTTTGAACCTAACGATACACAAACACGTAATGAAATCAAATCAACTATTGAAAACCTATTACTAGAGCTAGTAACACAAAGAGGTTTACATGATTATGTTGTGGTATGTGATACAACAAATAACACACCTACAAGAATTGATCAAAATGAACTTTGGGTTGACATTGCGATTGAGCCAGTTAAGGCAGTTGAATTCATTTACATTCCTTTAAGATTGTTGAACACTGGAGCTATTGCTTCTGGAAACTTTGGTTCACAAGCTAAGGGTTCAAGCAACAGCTCAACAG